CGTATAAGGGCTTTCAGTCCTGATTTTCGCTGCAAAAATTAAAATCCAACCGGGTAGTGCAGCGCGTGCAGCGGCTTCACTATCTGCATCAATGCGCATAACTACGGGAGTGCTCTCCGGATGATGCTTAGGTGTTGCAAGGAATAGCCATGTAAATTCTGGGCGAGTTTGGGTATGCTGTGTCCCAGCCATATTCGTTACTCCAGTTAACGGTTTGGTTAGACGCCTCGGTAGTGTTCCCGCACTTCGGGGCGTTGCTATTTGCTCTTTGTGTGTGTAATGTGTCATTACACATAAACACATTACATTGGGTGTAATTGACGTGTCAACACACAAAAACGAAAGACGTGGCAATCCTCCATTCCAGTTCAGACTTGACCCAGAACTACGAGAGCTTATGGAACAAGCGCAACAGCAGGACGGAGATGAATCGCTGGCTGCTTGGATCAAACGCATCATCCGTAAAGAACTACAACAACGTGGAATTGAATAAAAAGGAGTTATCAATAATGCTACCAACTGATCAGTTAAGAAATACAATAATATATTTTTTCATAGACGAGTCAGGTGATAAAGGATACTCGAACTCAAAACCATTCCATAAAATAGGAGTAATGGCTGGTTTCCTTTTAAATGACTGGGACCTTCCAATCCTAGAAAAAAAAATGGAGAATGGGTTAAGTAAACTTGACCTAGAACCATTAAAAAAACTTCACATGGCAGAGTTAAATAAAGATCAGCAATCTAAAGTTATTGATCTGGTTAAAATGTCATTCAAAGAGTTAAATTTAAAGTTTTTTTATTCTGCAATATTTACCGAATCATATGCGTCTTTTGTTGGGAAAAGCCCAGAGCAAAAAAAAGAGTCCATGCACTCCCAACTACTTCAGAACATTTTAATGAAAGCATTGTCACTCTGTACTAAACTAATTGAAAAATTCGAAACCAATATCACAATTAAAATTGTGAGTGATAATATCGATCCTGGCGTAATAAAATCAATGGAAAAAGACATTTCCCGCATAGTTAACATCTTTAATGGAGAAAAGAATAGAAGTTACATAAACAAAAAGCGATATGTCGAATCTGAAATAACTGGCATGTCGCATGAATTCAGACCAAAAAATGGAAAGTTTGACGTTGAAATGAGTGTTGAAAACTCGGCAGTCACGTTCATTTCCGATGTACTATCCTATACAACCTTCCAACATTTAATTAAGTTTATGGAAGATAATCCGACCGCTGAACTCAATACAACAACGTCAACGGCAGGTCACCCCTTGGAAGAGTCCTTAATTTTACAATACCCTCCAGAGTTTGAGGAAACAAATTTAATCGGAAAAATTTTTGGACCAGGTAGAAAAAATTAAAATAGACGAAGGTATCTGCTATAAAGATACCTTCTCTCTTAATTAGAACATAAACAAAACTAATTCCAACTTCCTTTTACCCAAGCTTGCACCTCTGAGAGTCTATAAGCAACTGCTGATGGCCCAATTTTGATGCGCTTCGGAAATTTTCCTTCCTGTTCCATGCGCCAGCGCGTTGAGTTAGACAGCGTGGTCATCGCGCGGCACTCAGGTTCGCGGATCATTCGGTCAAGCTCCGGCATATACTGGAGATCTTCTTTTTTCACTACGGATAACATAGCCATATCAGGCACTCCTTTTCTTGATCACTTTAATTGTGTTTTCTTCACCCACCAGCCCGTCAAGGTAATCAACCCATCGGTCCAGCGCTTCTTGTTTTTGGGGTATGTACTTGCTGCGGTTATAGATTCCGGCCACCCCCTTTATGGTGTGTCCCAACAGCTGCTCAACAACATAAAAATCAACTCCCATGTCGTTGAGGCTTGTTGAGAACGTGCGTCTCAGGTCATGTAATGACCACCGTTTTTCATGTTTCAGAGATACAAAGTTTGTGCATCCCATCGCGCTGACGGTTGAATCAGATTTCAGTTCCCCGAGTATATACCTACGCCTTTTAGTCTCTTCGTGCAGGTTTACGATCCACTGGCGCATTTTCTGAGGCACCGGCCGGAGAATCTCTTCGCCGTTTTTACTGTGCTCTTTTGGCACCGTCCAAAGCCATTTTTCGAAATCCCATTCGTCCCATGTGGATAGACGTGCCTCACTGAGCCTGCATCCAAATACAAGGCACAAGATAGCCATCCGCTTCTTGTAATTCATAACTCGGGTTTTGCCCTTACCATGAAAGTAAACACCCCACAGATCGGCAACATAGCTTTCTTCAAGCAACCGTTCTCTCTTGTTTTGATACTTGCCAATATCACCGGGGCTCAAGTCATCCAGCACATTACATCGCACATACTGACGCACCCGGCAGTATTTAAAGATCTGCTTTAACTCAATCAGCATCGCGGCAGACTGAACCGGCGCGATTTTCTTCACGCGATCAAAGCATTTTATCCAGTCTGACAGGCTGCATTTCTCGACAGGAAAATCCCCAATGTAGGGGAAGATGTATCTCTCATAACGACGATAGATACGCACCGTCTCCTTGCGTTTTTCCCTGGCATAATTATCAAACCAGTAATCGACAGCGTTCTTAACCGTCACAGGAGTGAACAGACGCTCTTTGGTGAGTTTGTTCTCTATCCGTGGATCCAGTCCCTGTGATAGCCACGCCCGGCACTCATCCCTTTTCTCCCTGGCCTGTTTAAGTGTCATATCTGGATACTTGCCTAACGTCATCCAGACAGGAGCGCTTTGTCGGCCAGAATGTCTAAAGAAATAAACAAAGCTTACAGTGCCAGTCTTGCTCACTCTGGCAGACAGTCCCCGACCATCGGCCAACATCTTTTGACGCGGCTGCGGTTTACCATGTAAGGCTTTTAGCGCCTTGTCGCTTAACTTGTTCTCGCCAGCCATAAAACCTCATTCTGCAATACACATTGCAATACACACTTAGCTGCAACGCCGAAAAACAGTAGAAAAGCAATGCAAAAAACATTTCTTTCTTCTTCATAATTAACAATGCGTTAATGAATGAATCCGGTTCTTCATGCGTACCCATGAGGTAGTGTGATGGATAATGGATCATCATCATGGTGTTTTCCGGCATGATGACCGGATTACCCACCATTGCGATGACAGAAGCCATGGAGGCAGCCAGGCCATCGATGTGAACGGTGATTGCGGCGCCGTGATGTTTCAGGGCATTAAAAATGGCGATGCCATCAAAGACATCGCCACCAGGCGAGTTAATGTGAAGATTAATATGGCTGACATCACCAAGCGCTTTAAGGTCGTTAACAAACTGTTTGGCCGTCACTCCCCAATAACCAATTTCATCATAGATATAGATATCCGCTTCGTTGTTGGCGCTCGCCTTCATACGAAACCATGTATTACTTTTTACGCTTGCTTTCGGACGTTGAAGCGTCCAGGTCTTTGGCATCGGCACTGGTGCCTCCTCGGTCATTGGCAGGATCAGTATCAAATATCAGCCCCTGCTCACGGTTTTCATCGATTTCGGCCTTCCGGCGCGCTTTCACATCATCGGGATGACGCCCGCTGGCACGAACCCAGTCTGATTCCGTCGCAGCGCCACCGCGTATTTGAGCCTTCCAGGCATTAGCCTCCTTGACGGGATCAATCCATGGCATGACCGGGCCGGAATACACAGCGGTGTATAAGGACTCAATATCCAGCCCGCGTGGCAACGTGATTTGGCCGCTGGCGACAGCCATCTTCAGCCAGGCGCGATACATCGGACGTGTCACGGCGCCAATAAACCAGTCCTGGAGAATGAGATATCCGTCTGTCGATTCCACCAGCTCCTGCCGCTGAGCACTGTAAGTGCCGTTATAGTTTCTGGCGGTACTGGAAAAACTCAGACGACTGCCGGCGGACACAGCTCGCAGCTGGCCGTTGCGGAAGGTTTCAAGATTGGGATTCGGGCGATCGGATTTGACCATGCCGATATCCTCGCCGGGCAGCAGGTCGTCGTAGATAATGCCGGGCTGAATATTCAGCTCACGATCATCATCCTTACCGGCGTTTTCATCCCAGCTTTGCCCATCCCCTTTTTTGATATACATCCCAAGGGCGGCGGCGATGCGTGCTGCAGTCAGTTCAGCATCTTCGTACTCTTTCAGAGCACTGAGGCGCATAAGAACGCCGGACAAAAGCGACGTTCCGCGCGTCTGATGCAGCCGGCGGACAAACTTCAGGTGGAGCATGTTTTCCGCATCAACCCGTTTCGTTTCCAGTTGCCTGCCAGAGACCGGCAGGCTTTTATAGACCAGATAGCCCTTTGGCCTGCCCCAGTTATCGGTATATACCCCCTGATTTAGCTTGTCTGACTCGTTGCTGGTCTGGGGAACAAAATCAGCCTCAAGCGCTTCCAGCCAGAACGGCACCCCGGCGGTAGGCGTCAGGCCATTGCCTGTGCCGCTGACGATCTGTGCAAAAACCTCCCCGTCGCGCAACCAGCTGCGTAACATCAGGCGCTCCAGCATGGGGCGGGTAAACTGATGGGTCACTTCCGGTCGAATAGACCATTCCCCCCATTTCTGCCGGATATCCGCCGCCAGCTTTTTAGCAATCTTGCCGTTCTTGAGCTTCGGATGCGGCTCCACGATAATCCCGCTTTTACCTACCACCCGCTCTTCAAGCTTATCGAAAATGCCAATCACTAAATCGTGGTTATTATCAAGCCACCTCGCCTGCTCACGGAGAGAGACGGCCCCCATCTTGCTGAGCTGGTCAGCGGAACGATTCTCTCTTCGGGCTTTGTGGGTACGGGTGGGCTTAACGGCTTCATATGCCTGTATCATGGCGCGGGATCTTAGCCTCGCAGCCTTCCAGCCGGGAGAAATGACACCTATCGCATCATCTAGTAAAGACATTAAAACCTCGCCAGTTTGTAGCCAGGCCGCCCCCGGCGCTGATTATTCAGGGAAGTAAGACGCCGCTCCCACTCCTTCCGCCCTTTACGGATTTCGGACAGGTTTTCCATGGTCATTTCCTGACCGTTAAATTTGATGGATTTGCCATCCAGTACCGCCATCTCCGCTTCGGCGTAGCGCTGGATCATGGCCTCAATATCACTTTTATTCATAACCAGCCTCCTGAGGTGGCCCATGGGTTAGCATCATCAGTTACGGTTTTTTTGCGTTTGCGCTTTTTGGTCTGGACCGGCGCTGGCGCCGGGGGTGCTTCTTCGCCAGTTTCCGGCGGCACGTTCTCCATCCACGTTTCCCGCCGCGCCCAGTCAGGCGCATCAGGCCATTTAATTTTTTCGTATCCGCGAAGGATAACCAGCGCATCAGCGTAAACCAGCAGGTCAAAAGCTTCGTTGGCGCCGCGACCCGGCTTGCTCCATTTGCCATCAGAATCACGCTCCTCGTAAGTCAGTTCGTCGTAAAACCAGCTCCCCAGCCACTTCGGGAAATGGATGTAATTCGGCCCCGGTGTTTCGCGCCACAAGGCATTGTTTACCCGGTCTTTGAGGTCATTGGTTTGCAGCAGATATAGCGGGACATCCCCCGCGGCTTTTGCCCGGCGCGCCGAACGGCCGGTGTTATCTGGCAGGGATTGGGTGATCAGCTTTTCGCGTCGATGACCGTCACCTTTAAACAGGTAAACATTCCGGCCAATTCCCTCCCGACGGCATTTACGCCAGAATCGGTAGGCATTATCGGTGACACCATCCTCACCGCCGGAATCGACTGCCATTGCCATCAAACGCATACACCGGCGGGGATCGGATGCCATTCGCCACGTCTTGTAAAAGACATCGGTCAGCAGCAGATCCCAGTCCTCCGGGTAACTGGCTGGATCAATGGGCAGGCTTTCGCCGTTAGCGTCGCACCGGAGTGACTGGCGGATGTTATAACGGTCCACCAGCCACCGTTCGCCCATGCTTCCGTAGCCAGTGACCTGAACGACAAAGCGGCGATTACGTCCCCCCTGAACGTCAACCGTTGCCACCAGGAAACAAACACCATCAGGAACACAACGTTTCGGGACATCCTCGGCCCGCTGTTCGAGCAGTTCGCTTTTACGCTGTTCGGTACTCGCCCGCGGCAGATAAGGGCGACCAAAGTCAGTGTTAACGACCGTTTTTAGTGTTTCTTCGCTTTGGGTTTTTTCGTATTCCTGTTCAGCCGCCAGATATTTATAAATTAGCTGTGACCAGGTCTGGTAAGCAGCTGCAGGCCCTTCCATCCAGAAAGAAGCAATGCGTGACCGCCGCCCCTCCCCTGTAATGTTTCCATCCCGATCAATTGACTGCCCGTCACGTAGCCAGACGCTTTTCATGTTCAGCTCGCGCTTCATCGCAGGAAGCACTTTTCCTTTGCAGGCCGGGCATTGCAGATAGGCCGCTTCGCTGGCTGTGACCAGGTCCGTCGTGTCACGGTAGCCAGTCATGTTGGCAACTTCAGGCTGAAAATATTCCCCACAATGCGGGCAAGGCCAGTAAAGCCGCCGGCGGTCCCCGCGGTTATACAGCGACAACACGCCCGTTGTGGGCGGTGCTTCATGGGGTGAACTCTGCCGCCATTTCGTATCGAGAATGTCGCGGCCCGGTGAGCTTTCGACCAGGGTCATCCCCGATGACATAAATGTGGTGGTACGTTTGGAGGCAAGCGAGAATCCGTCCCCCTCCCCGTCGATGTCCTCCGGGAAGCGGTCGTAGTCGGTGAGAGCAACAAATTTATAGTCCGACGAGGACATAATATTGACTGAAGGCCAGCCTAGCTTCAGATAGTTACCTGCACGGAATGTGCGATCGTGAACGTTGTTATCGTTACGGCGAGGGCTCAGTCTTGATTTAACCTGCGGGCTGCAACGGAATGTGCGATCAAGACGCTTTTTTGAATGTTCGCGCGCTTTCTCTTCGGAGACCTGGATTACCAGCATATCAGCCGGGTCACAAACGATGCTGTATACAATCCAGCCATCAATCAGGCCAATAGTCTTACCCGTTCGTGCCGGGCCGACAAACACCACAGCATCATACTCGCGTGACGCCAGGCAATTCATTGGCTCGAAAACATAAGGGGCCAGATTAGGATCCCACGGGACCGAGTTACCGGCGCCCATTGGCACACGCATATACTCGGTCACCGCGTCGGCAACCAGCATGCGGCGTGGCGCGCGTAAAATTCCGGAGACATCCCGACGGATCCCCCTGGCGGATGCCCGCTTTGCCATCAGTCCTCCTCTGGCTCTTCCTCCTCTGCTTCGGCTTCCATGACCTTCTGGGCCATCTGGTCGCGCAAATCGTCGATCACATTTTGAACACGGGAAACAGCTGCAGGTGGAAGCGCACAATCGCGCTCGAGTACATCAGGGAGGGTTTCCAGCACCATCACTACAGCTTTTGCCATTACTGAAAACTCCCTGGCAACTTCATCTGCCGGGATCAGTTGCCCCGTATCCTGCTCAAACTTGATCCGCTCGTTCTCTGCTTTCCAGTGCGCCAGCCTGTCAGCCGGCGGCATGTCCTCAAGATTTGTTGAAACCGTGGGGATCATTAACTCAGCCAGAACGTCGGTAACTAAATACAGTTTTAGTTTGCTGTTGCTGCCCGGCGCCGGCTCAACATTTTTCAACCTGGCGGCCACCGTCTGACGATGGACATTGGTTATGCCCGCCAGCTGATTGATATTCAGCTTCAGAGAAGCGATTTCCTGATCCATGATGATGAGCACTTTTTAACCGATTCGACATCATTGCAAAACAGGACTCAATAAAATCAATAACCTGTGCAAATGATGATGATGACCATGGATCCAGAAAACCAGCCGATTCCCGCGAGCGCGCCGCCCCGTGGAAGGCCACCCCACCGGGAGGACCCATTAGATAATGATTATCGTTTGTAATTGCAGGGCAATTATCGAGACCGCTCATTGAACAGCCTCTGTGAATACTCAGCCTGCAGACGCGCCGCCGTCGGCCTGCAATACACTTTCAGGGATACGTTCCGCTAAAGGCACATTGTTGAAGATCTTCAAACCACTGAATCCAAGGTATGTAGAGGACTGGCTGACGTTACCCGCGATAAAGTCGCTCACATCTGCCATCAATCCATTAACGACGGCCTCGGTATTCACTCGCCAGTAGTTTTCGAGAGCAATCAACAGTGGGTCTGAGCCATTGCTTATCGTTTGTTCACCAACTGAATAACCCTTCTTACCAGACTTGTCAGTAATGCATTGCAGCGTATTGCTCTGCACAGCCACCATGTCTGTATTGTTTACCTGCACAGTGAACATTGCGACTTTATTCCCCTCATCACTCGTGCTGGATGCATAGAACAGTGTGAGGGTTAGATCATTACGGTTAAACATTACTGGCTCCTGTTACGGTTGCGATGACGGGGACGACGTGCCGGTCGTGGCGCAGAATCACCCGGCGGCAAGAGTTCACCTTCTTTTGCTGGCTGCACTTCTTCTACAGCAGCTGGTGGCTGTTCTGGCTCTGCCGGTTGTGGTTGCGCTGGTGCTGCCGATACGAATGGTGCACCACCAGCTTCAATCTCAATCTTGAGGTGCGGGAAAATCTTAGCTGTATGGTCGAAATGGATAGCTGAAACAGGCAGATGCGCGTAAGACACACCGTCACGCTCCAGCGCCACCAGCGCGCCATTAACGTATTCAATCTTGATATTTTGCATCGTGTACCTTCACGAGAAAGAAAAGCCCCGCAAAAGCGAGGTTACTGTTTAAATATCAGGGTATTACTGTGAAACCTCAGCATGTAAGGTTACGGCTCAGCCCGTCCGTGGTGGGACACAGACGAACACACTAATGGTGGAGTAATGGCTGATAGCTCTACTTAAGGAAAGAAAATGCTTGGGCTGCACAAAATTCAATTTATGGACTTAAATGGGAATATAAGCGATACCCCGTTAACACCTATAATTCCCGTAGTAAAAATTAACATATCAAAACCAGCCAACATGCCGGTTGAACAATATGCGCTGATAGATACTGGAGCTACACACTCGGTAATAGATACTACATTAGCTGATTTATTAAACCTGAAAATAATTGACTCCACAAATATTCGTGGTGTAACTGGAACAATCCCAACTACTATTCGAGAAGCTGCAATACATATCGGTAGTTCGGCAACCTTATTTACACAACTAACAGCCTCTCCTCTCATTCAAAAAAGTAATGAAAGTACGTACACAATTATCCTTGGGATGGATATTCTCAGCACAGGAGTAGTACAGCTAAATTTCAAAGAAAATATATTCTCTATTGATTTAAGAAGTAAGTAGTGTAGAGGCCAGCGAATGCTGGCCATTAACATTCAGCAAACTCTGTAATTAACTTCAACTGCGATCTAGCCCATTGCTCTGCTTCAACCATTAGCTCTTTTATGGATAATTGTTCGTCATATTGTCGTTGATACTCTAACTTAATAAAGAACTCTGGATCAGTGCCTAGGAAGTGACCTATACTAATATCTATAATCATTATTCCATGACGATATAACCCACCATCACGAATTGCGTAGCCCCAGTCAATACGAGAAAATTCTGTCTTGATTTCCATGCTTTATCCTTAAGTAGGGATATTGAATGTTTTATCCTTTTGTTGGGATAGACGTTCGCACCGATTCGTAAATCCGCTCACAGGTCATTCCTGCTGTGTAGCGTTCGTCAGCGATT